TGGTCGGCCACCATGGTGAAGCCCTGCGCGCTGGTCTGGCCGGTGCCTTGATGAACCGCGTTAACCCCAGCCAGCACCCGCTGACTGATGGCTCCCGTGAGTTCCGTAGCATGAGCCTGATGAATATGGCGGCGGAAGTGATCCACGCTGGCGGTGGCTCCACCCGTGGCATGACGCCCATGGAGATTGCGGCCAAGGCGATGCACTCCACCAGCGATTTCCCGGCTATTCTGGCGGACGTGGCGAACAAAACCCTGCGTGCTGGGTATGAAGCTGCGCCCCGTACTTTCACCGCGTTCTGTCGTCAGGCCAGCGCTAGCGATTTTAAATTCGTCAACCGCGCCCAGTTGGGTGAAGCGCCGGAACTGGAAAAGGTGAATGAATCCGGTGAATTCAACTACGGCTCCATGGGTGAAGACAACCAGCGTTACAAGCTGGAAACCTACGGCAAAATCATCGCCCTGACCCGCCAGACCATCATCAACGATGACCTGGATGCCTTCAGCCGTGTGCCCGGAGCCTTCGGTGCCAGTGCGGCTGAACTGGAGAGCAACGTGGTGTGGGGCCTGATTACCGGCAATGTGAAGATGGCCGACAACAAGGCCCTGTTCCATAACGATCATGGCAACCTCGGTACCGCTGCCGCTCTGAGCGTGGAAAGCCTTTCTGAAGCGCGTAAGAAAATGCGTCGCCAGACAGGCATCAGCGCCAAGCGCCCGCTGAATCTGATGGCCGAGTACCTGGTCGTGCCGGCGGCGTTGGAAACCAAAGCCCAGCAGATCGTTGCCGAAATCCTCAGCGCCAAGAGCGCAGACGTGAACCCCTTCGCCGGCAAGCTGCAGGTAGTGGTGGAGCCGCGGCTGGATGATTCCAGCGAAACCGCTTGGTATCTCTCTGCTGCCCCTGCTCGTATTGACACCATCGAATACGCCTACCTCACTGGTGAAGAAGGTGTGTACATCGAAACCGAAAACGGCTTCGACGTGGATGGCGTGAAGATCAAGGCGCGTCTGGACTTCGGTGCCGGCGTCATCGATCACCGTGGCCTGTTCAAAAACGCCGGGCAATAACCCCGGCTAAACCCTCTCTCCCCGCGGTGCCCTTCGGGGCCCGCACCTAATTTACCCATCTATCCCGACGAGGGATGCAAAGGTGCAATCATGGCTAAAAACTTCATCCAGCGCGGCGATAACATCACCGTTCTCGCCGCCGCCCTGGCCGCCTCTGGCGACCTGATTGTCATGGGCTCTCTGTTTGGTGTGGCACTGCACGATGCGGCCGCCAACGAAGAGCTCACCCTGAAAACCGGTGGCGTCTGGGAATTTCCCAAAACCACTGCCGACGAACCTGATGTTGGTGCCCCCGCGTACTTTGATGCTGCTGAAAGCGAAATCACCACTGTCGCTACCGATAACACCAAGGTGGGCGTTTTCACGGAAGCCGGTGCCAATGGTGACACCACCTGCCGAGTGCGTCTTAACGACGCGTTCTAACCATGAGCCAGTTCGATGGCTACAAAACGGCGCTGGATGGCGCCGTTTTCAATTTCTACGGTGACCCGGCCACCATCACGGCCGGGCCACTGAAGCCGGAGCGGGGCACCAGCCCGGAAACCGTCGCCACCCTGGATTACGACGACGTGCGCGACGACATGAACGCCCTGATCTCCACCCTGATTTATATCGAGTACCCCAAAGCTGCGTGGCCGTACCCGCGCCGTGGCGACAAGATCACGATGAAAGGGAAAGTCTGGACGGTGCACACCCTGGAGCGCGACAACGACACCACCTTGGTGGTGGAGGTGACCCAATGAGCAAAGCCACCCGGGACATGAAAATCGTGCTCGATGCCATGGCCCAGCTCACCGGTAAACACAGCGCCGTGGCGCTGCAAACCGTGCTCAGCGATACCGCCAAGCATGGGCGTGAGCGTGGGGTAGCAGCTATCGGTGGGCAAGTGGCATTGAGTAAGCAGTACATCGGGCGGCACCTGCGGGTGCTGCCGCCCGCGCAGAAGGGCGATTACTGGGAAGCAGGCGTGCAGGCCACCCGTCGTGGTGTGTTGCTTTCCCGGTTTGAAAACCGTGGCCTGCGGGTGCCCAAGAAGCATCCGCGCCGTGGCAAAGGCAGCACCAAGCATGGCGGCGTTACCGGCATGGTGAAGCCCGGCCGGCGTTATACCGAGCCAAAGTTTTTCTTTATCGGGCTGCGCGGCAGCGGTGCCAAGGGCATTGCCGTGCGTACCGGCCAAGGGCGCGATGCCTACAAAGTGCTGCACGGCCCCAGTGTGAGCCAGGTGTTTCAGTCCGTGCGTAACGACATCGCGCCGGAACTGCAGGACCGTGCCGCCCGCAAAGTGGCGGGCCTGCTGCTGGAGCTATTTGAATGATTCCGAGCGAAGCCATTTATGCCGAATACCGGCGGCGGCTGGAAAGTATCACCACGGCCAACGGCTACAGCAGCGATGCTGGCGAAGAGATTTATGAAGGCTGGCTGGCCCAGGCCCTGATCATGGATGAGCAGCAACCTTTGCCGTTTATCGCGATGCAGCCCGGCGAAGATCGGCGGGCCAACAAAAGCAGCGGCGGGCGGCTGGTGCGTGAGGTTACGCACCACATCATTGTTGCTGAAAAGGCCGAAGCCGGTGTTGCCCTGAAACTTCAACGCCACCTGGATGACCTGATCAACGCCCTGGCCGATCGCAACAACATGGAACAGCTCGGCGGTAACGCGATTGACAGTGAAGTGCTCGATGCCGAGTACAACATTCCCGAGGATAGTTACCCGGTGGCCTGGGTGGCGCTCACCGTCACCGCCAAATACCAAATGACCCTCGAACCCAAAACGTAAACCCCAAACCAACGGCGCCCTGCGCCAAAGGAGAATTACCATGTCGTATCAAGACACCGGCCTCATCTTCGCCGGCAAGGTCTTTATTGGCGAGGTTAGCCAGGGCGTTGTCGGTGCCCTGAACGGCCCCATCAACGTACCCAGCTTCGAGCTGACCCCGCCCAGCACCGAAGCCCGGAACCGCATTTCCAAACAGCCGGCCACCTACGGCCAGGCGCTGGACGTAGTGAACATTCCCGGTGACCCGGCGCAAATGTCCATTTCCTTCGATTCCCTGCCTGCCGAGCTGTTGGCGGAAGCCTTGGGCGGCACCAGTGTTGCGCATTCCGTTACTGCTGGCAGCGTGACTGATGAAGCCATCACCCTGGTGGAAGGCCAGTGGGTGAAATTGGCCCATGCCAACATTGACGGCACCAGTGTTGCCGTTACCGACCCAACCGGCCCCACCGATCTGGTGGAAGGTGATGATTACGAAGTCGATGCTGACACCGGCATGATCAAGGCGCTTGATTCCGCTGCCGCCATCGCGGTTGAAGTGGATTACGACTACAACGCCGAAAGCGGCATGCAGGTACTGGGTGCCACCGAAATCCAGAAGCCGCGCCACATCATTCTGGAAGGCAAGAACCTGGCCACTGGCAGAAAGGCCCGGGTGATCGTGCATGAAGCGGTGCTGAACGCCAACGAAGCTATGGACCTGATGAGCGATGAGTTTATCAATGGTCAGCTGAGTGGTGCGCTGCGTACCCCCGCCGGCAAAGCCAGCCCCTTTGAAGTGATCATGCTCGACTAAAGCACCACCCTGCTTCCCTAGTCCTTAAACCCCGCTTCGGCGGGGTTCTTTTTTGGAGCAATATCCGTGGCACTTAAAGAAGCCGTAGTCAGCCTTGTACTGAAGGCCAAGAACGCGATCAGCCCAGAGGCGGATCCGGCGGCGGAATCCCTGCAGGAAGTGCAGCGCGAAGCGGAAAAGTTGGAAGCGGAACTGCGGGAACTGGATAAACAGCAGGAAGCGGCCAAGGGTTGGAAAGCGGCACAAGAAGCGGCCGAAAAAGCGCGCAAGGAAATGGACAAACAGGTCCATACCTATGAAGACCTGAAGCGCGAAGGCAAAAAAGCCGGGCAGAGCCAGGCCGAATATTCCGTGGCAGTGCGGCAAGCGCGAACCGCGCAAAGCATTGCTACCACCGAGTACGGGCGCAGCAACCGAGAGCTGGCCAAGTATAGCCGCACGCTCGATAAAGCCGGTATCGACACCAATGAGCTGGGGCAGGCGGAAGACCGCATCCAGAAAGAACTGGATCAAACCCAGCAGAAGCTAAGCAAAGCCACCGCAGAGGCCCGTGAGCATGCCCAGGCGCTAGAGCTGGCCAGCGCCAAGGGTAACCGCTTCGGTAGTGCCATGGCGGGCATTAAGGGCAAGCTGCTGGGGGTGGCGGCGGGTGTCGGTGTCTTTGAGTTGCTGCGGCGAGGGCTGGAGAAGCTGGTTACTTCTGGCAGCGATCTGGAGGAATTGGAACGCCAATTCGGTGCGCTCTACGGCTCCATGGAAGAAGGCCGGCGCGTGTTGGCTGAAGTCGACCGCATTGCCGAGCGGAACAGCCAGAGCTTGGGCGACACAGCCGAAGCGGCGCGGCGACTAAAAGTTGCTGGTATTGATCCCCTTAACGGTTCCCTGCAAAGCCTGACCGATGCCAATGCCAAATACGGTAGCGGCGCACAAACGCTGGATACCGTGATCACCCAGCTGGGCCAAGCCTGGCAGAGCGGCCGGCTGCAGCTGGAGGAGCTGAACAGCATTACCGATTCGGGCATTCCGATTATGGAAGCTCTGGGTAATGTTACCGGCCGCTTTGGCGGCGAGATCCGGCAGATGGCTAGCGATGGTTTGCTCGGCACTGATGTGCTGAGTGAATTGATCGATGAGCTGGGCCGTATGTCCGAGGGCGCAGGGGCTGATCGTATCAAGGGCTTTGCCGGCCTGATGGAATCACTGCGCAAAGAGTTCACTGATTTTTTTGCCTTGGCCGCCAAATCTGGTGCGTTGGATTCCCTGAAGGCCCGCATGGAAGGGCTGTTGGCGACGCTGCGCGAGGCCGCTGCTGACGGTTCAATTAACACCTTTGCGCAAAATGTCTCTACGGCTCTGGAATCGCTGATCACCGTTACAGGCAAAGTCGTTTCGGTTTCCCGGATCGGTGTGAATGTTGTTACTGGTTTGTGGCAGGTTGCCGCCACGTCTATCACGCATTCAGCGGCCGCGATTGCTGGGGGCTTGTCCACCATTCTGGGGGCGCTGGGCAGTGATGAACTGGCGGCGGATCTTCGGGCTTTCGCTGACAAGGCACAGCGCACCGGGCAAGACTTCGCTGACGGTGTAAAGCAAGACTTTCAGGACATAAAAAATGCCGGGGCGGACCTGTTCGGTGGGCTCACTGACGAGGCCGAAAAATCAGCAGCGGCACAAAAGGCGGCAAGCAAAGGTGCCGCTGATGCTGCTGGGAAGGATTACGATGCCGTTGCTGCGGCCGCTGAGAAAGCAGCGGCCAAGCAGGCATCTGCGTCTGATCGTGCGGCTCGTGCGGCGCGCAGCAAGCTGGGTGCGGCGCTGAAAGAACTGGACCTCGACCTGGGTAAAATCACCGACAGCATGACAGAGCTGGAAAAAGAGGCCATCACCAAGTTCCAGTCCATCAATAAGCAAATTGCCAAAGCGGGGCTGGAAGGTGAGCAATCCGCAAAGGTGTTGCTGGAAGCCTTTCAGGCAGCTCTGAGTGCCATTGAGTCCGAGGAAGGCGGTGCGGCGCTGGTGAAAGAGCTGGACCAGGCGATGAAGGAAAACATCCTCACGCAGGGCCAGTATGCCGAAGCCATGCGGGAAGTTGCTGCCGCCACAAACGATGTGCTGAAGCGCACCAAGGCGGCTACCGAATCTGCCAAAAAAACCACCGAGCAAGCCACTGCTGGCGAAAACCAGAAAGCGCAGGCCGCCCAAAAAACCACGCAGGCCTACCAGCAGCAAGGCCAAGCCGCGCAAGAGGTGGGCAACAAAGCCCAGCAAGGCGCCAGCAAAGCGGGTAGTGCCGGTGCGGCACTGCTGCAAATTTTTACCGGTATCCGCCAAAGCTTCTACGACACCGGCGAGGGAGCGGGGGAATTGTTCGACCGACTCTACAAAGAGCAAACAGACTTTGCTGTGTTGAGCATCGGCACCTGGCTGAAAACGGTTTACGAGACAAAAGCGGCAGTGCAGGAACAAGTGACCAGCGCGCAGGAAAATTACGACCGTGCCATGGCGCGCCAAGGTGGCAACCTCAATAGCTTCCTGCGTGCGGCAAGCCGGGCAAAGCAGGGGGCTAAGCTGCTGGGCGAAGAGAAGCTGTCCACCCTGAAGTCGGCGATTGAAAGCGCCAAGCAGCAGCTCGATGGCCTGGCCGACAGTGCGGCGAGTACCACGGAGAGCCTACGCACCGAGCTGATCAACATGAACGGCACCGCGCAGGATATTGAGCGGCGGCGGTTTGAGGAACGGCAGAAGGATCTGCAGCGGCAAATGAAAGCCGCGTCCGAGCAAGGGGCAAGCCGCGCGGCTCGTGAGTACGCCGAGGCCATGAAGATCAACGAGCAAATTTACCGCCAGCGCGTGCAGGACCTGAAACAGGAAGAGGTGAAGGCGCAGGCCGATGCGCGGCAAGAACGCATCCAGCAGGCACAAGGGCAAGCCGGTGGCCAGCAGGCAACGACCCAGCCTAATGCACCCACCCAGCGTGCGGAGCTGGTGTTGCCAAATGGCACCACCACAACGGTGGCTGGTACCCCGGATGACGTGAACAAGCTGATGGAATTCCTGAGTGAAGCCGGCATGAGGGCAACGCAGTGACGCTTGATGAGATCGACCTCACCGACAACTTGATCTGGCAAGACGAATTCAGCCACAACGGCGTGGCCCAGGCTCAAGAGCGCAGCCTCACTGGAGGCATGATTATTCAAAGTGGCGTGAAGCAGTACGGCCAGGCAGTGACGCTGGTGGGCTGGCTGGAACGGGCCACGCTGGATGCTCTGGTGGCCAAAGAATCTGCAGGGTTGGGTGCAATGGAGCTCACGTTGGATGACGCCCGTGAATTTTCCGTTGTGTTTGACCGCGCCCGGGGTGTTGCCGTTGAGGCCACTCCGATTAAAGAACACACCCATATCAGCCTGGAGCCGGGGGCGTGGTACACCGCGACCCTCCGGCTGCTGACTGTAGAGCCCCCGCAATAGGAGCCCCCGCGTGGCGATCACAAGCGACGATATCAAACTGATGCAGCCCGAACGGCTCACCGACAATGAAGATGGCGGTGGGCAGATGACGGGTAACGAGGTGATTGATGGCGATATCAATAACCTCTTCGAGGACATTTCCCGTGTGGACAGAACCTACGGTGAAGTGAGCTTGCGTAAGGCGTTTTTGAAAGTGGATACCGCAACCACAGACCTTTACCTGGATGCGCACTCTATTTTGAGTGCCCAGCCGCTGGACCCGAATGTGTCTGGTTTGCTGTTTACCACGCAGGATTTCTACGATGAGCGCGAGGCGGCGCGGCAGCGGGTGGAATCGTTTGTGATTCCCGGCCCTGTCACCGGTTTGGCGCTGCGGGGCAACCAGCTGCAAGGTCAGCGCTCAATCATTTGCTATGCACCCACGGTGAATAATATTGCGGCGCCTGAGATTGGCGACACGCTGTTGCTCCAAGAGGGGCAGGATCTTGGCACCCAGCAGTTCATCAAGATCCTCAATGTGCAGCACATTGAAGCGACCTTCACTTATGAAGTGAACGGTGGCGATATTCGCACGTTCAAAGCGGACCAGTACATTCTGGAACTGTCTGCAGAGCTAAAGCGCGATTACCCAGCGTCAGACCCGAGCCCCAAACCAGCGGGGCCTTCGCTGATCTATAGCACCCAGCCCGCTACGTCTGCCAAGTATTACGGCTCCACCTCGCTTGGGGTGGCTGCGTCTTCTGGTGATTTATCCATTCAGGTAGCGGATACCTTCGCCCCGATCATCCCCACGGCCAGCAATGAAACGGCGGTGATCGATCAGCGCCCTGGCGGTTATGTGAACCAAATTGTGGCCGGTGGCTCCGATAGCGTGAGCTTGGCTGTCACGGTGGCCAGTGGCGAAACCTCGACGCTGCCAACGGCGGTGGTGCCGGGGTCTGTGTCGCTCTCGCTGGCAGGGGAAACCTACAGCGATAAGGGCGGCATATTCGTCACCAGTGGTGGGGTGCCCGCTGGGCTGGAAGGCAGCACCATTGATTATGCAACGGGCGCGATCGCATGGGCGGGTAGTGCGTCTGGTGCAGCGACGCTTTCCTATAAGCCGGGGGCTCTGCGCCAGCAAATTCCCAATACCGGTAGCATCGAGATTGAGGATTCCAACCGAAACTTCAACTACGTGCTCAGCCTTGATCCGGCGCCTGCGCCGTTATCCTTGCACCTGAGTTATCGCTATTTGGGCAAGTGGTACACCATCCGTGACGATGGCACCGGCAACATGGTGGGCGATGGCTCAGGGCAGGTGAGTTACGACTCGGGCAGTGTTATCGCCACTCTGCAAGCGCAGCCAGATGCGGGCTCTGTGCTGTTCTACCGCTGGACAGATTCAAGCATTTACGTTCAGGACCCGGAGGCCTACGCAGGCGTTACCCCACTGAGCATTCGCCTGGCAAACCGCAAGGTGGTTGCTGGGTCTGTCACGCTCACCTGGGAAGCCAGTAGTGTTCAAAAAACGGCCACCGATGTGGCCGGCGATGGTTCTATTACCGGCGACGCCACAGGGCAGATTAACTATGCCCGCGGTGAAATTGATATTACCACCGCGCTTCAGGCTGATGGCGATGTGACTGTCGACTACACGCACAAGGATGAGGCCGAACTCACAACAACTGTCACTGTGCCGAACAACAGCAGCCAGGCGGATATCGTGATTGAAACGGAGTCCAGTATTGAGCCGGGTTCTGTGGATTTCACCATCACCAAGTCGGTCAAGCGGACGGTTGAGAATGATGTTGGCCAAGCGCTTAGCACTAACTATATCGATCAATCCCACTGGGTAACGGACAACGGCAACGGATCGCTGATGAGTCGTCGGGATTTTTTGGTGATCGGTACTGTGAATTATTCCACCGGCCAGCTTGTTATCGCCGGTAACACCTTCCTGAAACAGGTCAACGCATAAGGTTCGCACCATGGCAACAATCCGAATGGTTACCCGTTCTTCCCTGAGTGGTTCGGCGGCGTCGTACCGGACAACGGTAGAGACAGAGGAAATTCGTAGCCACGATGTTGATGTGGGCTACCAACTTGCGGTGGGCACAGAAGTAACGGCCCAAGAACTGTTTGCGGGTACAGATCAAGACTGGCGTTTCTATATCACGGAAAGCTCGCCGATTGTGCCTGGTAGCGTCGTGTTAAGTATTGATGGTGAGCTGTGGTTCGATGACGGAGAAGGGCGGCTGCTGAGAAACTACAGCACCTCCACGGGAACGGGCACTGCGCTCGGGACGATTAGTTATACGTCTGGCTTGGTTACGATCAGTAGCTATTCAGGGCGGCCTGTATCGGCCACGGTGACGCCCATCTCAATTCTGATTGGCGACGACTGGAGCGTCACCCGTGGGGCGACCTTCCGAACAGCGGCGGCGCCGCTGCGCCCGAATGGTTTTACGGTGCGTGCGAATAACTTCGCGACAGGCGAGCAGTACAACGGTGAGGCTGATAATCAGGGCGTTGTTACCGGTGATGGCATTACCGGCGAGGTAACGCTCAAGGATGGTATCGTAGAGATTCAGTTTCCGGTGCCTGTAACGGCAGAAAGCCTGTACTACAACGCCGTGAGCTTTAAGCAGATCCCGCTTGATCCTGCCATCTTGGGCCTCGATCCGGTGCGGCTACCTGCTGACGGGCGCGTCCCGATTTTGCGTGATGCCGATATTCTCGTGCTTACCCATACCCAGAAGGATTTGATCGCCAGCCCGGCGGCTGACCTGGTGGTAAATGCCGGGCGGGACCTGCTCCACGATGCCTGGATTGAAGATGATGCAGGGACGCGGCTGGACCCGGCCATGTATGCGCTGGACAAGGCCGCCGGCACTGCCACCCTCGCCAACCCTTTCACTGCGCAAGACGCCGACAGTAACGCCCTGAGCGGTGACTTGCACTTTGTCCACCGGATTGACGATATGGCGCTCTGCACAGAGGCCCGTATCGATGGCACCTTGCAACTGGCGCAGCCGCTCTATCACGACTTTCCAGCCAATGACACATGGGTCGCCTCAGCCGTGTACCTGGGCGACCTGCGCGCCCGTGTGCGCAACTGGGTGAGCTACACCGTGGACCCGGGCGACTACGACGGCACCGGCCAAGAGACCACCGCAAATTACAACTTGATCGCCTACCCGGTCGCGATCGACAACCGGGGCAGTGTGCCCGAGCGGTGGAAGATCAAATTTACGTCGACAACTGCCTTCGAGCTTTACGGCGAGGAGCGTGGCCTTGTGGCCACTGGATCCACGGTAGTGGATTTTTCCCCCGTTAACCCGCAAACCGGCACGCCGTATTTCACGATCAAGGCGGATGGTTGGGGGGCTGGCTGGAGCGTGGGCAACACCACGCGCTTTGATACCGACGCCGCTGCCGCGCCGCTCTGGATGATTCGCACCGTCCTGCCCGGCCAAGCCACCGTCGACGACGACCAGCTCAAGATCGAATTGCGAGGGGACCATAACTGATGGCTGTCACAATTTACCGAAGCACAGACGCGGGCGCGCCGGCGTTTCCCGCATCCGGAGCCCAAAACGGCGCCGGATACATTATGGACGTGATGAAAGCCTGCCTCGTCGATGGCTACGGCAGCAAGCCCGGCGCGGGCTGGACGCTCGACTATGAGGACACGACGGCCGGCAAGCGCCGGATCGGGATCTCCAACGGCAACGGTGTGATCGAGTTCGTCACATGGGGATCCTATAGCCTGGGCCTGTTTATCTGGGACTCAATCACGACGCCTGGCGTCGGCCGCATCCGCGATGATGCTTTCTCTGCAGTGATGAGCGACGGGGTCAACGGCTGGAAGCATGAGGGCGCGCCGGCACCGGGCGACGAGTCCGATGAAATTGCCGGACTGTATTGCTATGGCTTTCGCAGCGGAGAGGAAAGCAATATCGCCTGGACGGTCTACGCGGACGACAAAGCCGCTTGGCTGCTATCCCACTACCCAGAGGGGCACAGCAATACAGAGCCCGGAGACAGTATAAACAGCGCAAAGAGCAACTATTACCCACAGCTTTTCATGGGCGCGCTAAAGAGCGACGACCTGCAAAGGGGAGGCGCCGGGAATTTCTTTCTTGGGTATGGCGGTATCGGGACGTCAGCAACCTCTGGCAACGCGACCAGCGGCAACCAGGGCAACATGACTTATTTCTTCGGGCTCCGGACGCCGGTCGATACCGCTCCCGCTGTAGCGAACAGTCCGCAGTATGAGCCCGCCGGCTTCGAGTGCAATCACTACCTGCGCAACCCTCTGAGCTCTGCTCGGCTTTTGCTTCCCGTACTGGTTTCGTATGAGGGGGCGGACGCGCCAAAACCGGCGTCACTGTCCAGCAGCTATGCCGACTACCAGTTCGCGGTTCTGCCAGGGGTCGCCCAGATCGGCGAACACAATAGCCAGACCTTTTTCTGGGTCGGCTACAACGAGAACAGGGGGGCGCCCTGGAGCCTGCAGCCTGCCACAATCGGCGGGATCACATGGATGCCCTGGAGCATCGGCGCCGTAAACCTTCAAGAGTGTGGAATTACCGACAACGCCGACTGGTGGTAACCGACCATGACGATCACAGCAGTAAAACTGGCGCTTGAGTCAAGCCTCGAATGGGCAGAGCTCGCGCTCACGATCAATGGTGAGGATCCGGATCCGGTGATCCGGATCCAGCCTTTCTCCCAGGGCGCCCCGATCGGTTGGGTCCGGAGCATCCTCAGCAGCCAAGAATCGATCAGGTTGCCGCGTGCGTTGCTGGGCTCGATCGTTTCTCTTGTCGGCGTAAAGTCCGACGAGTCGAAGGCCTACATTGCCCTAGCGGTCGATCTGGACAACGACGTCGAGGTCACGATCACGGCCGTTGATGAATCCGGGGGCGCAGACCCTGGCGGTGGTGGCACGCAGGCGCGGATCGCCGGGACGGTGATGATCGACGGAACGCCGGCATCCCGGGACATTGTTGTTATCTCGGATAATCCAAGCGGCCGGCAGGTGATCGCCCAAGGGCAGAGCGCCGGCGATGGCACGTTCGATATCACTTACAACGATTGGGCGGGCGCTGTCATTGCGTTGGCTCTGGACGAATACGGCGACGAGTTCACAACGGAAACCGCGCTCAATATGGGGCAGGTGGTTCATCCGGAGACCCCTAACGGGTATGTGTACCAAGTGACGGCCGCCGGCACTACCGGCACCGAGGAGCCGACCTGGTCAACGGGCGGGAGCGTCACAAGTGGGAGTGTCACTTTCAATGCCTTGCCGTACTACCGGCCGGTGGCGAGTGGCCCCCTTAAAGGTGCTCTACCTGATAGCTCTGGATCAGCGACCGGCGGCATAGAGAGTATCGTCGATATCGAAGGCGAGGCGTACAGGGTCCATGTTTTCGAGTCTGACGGAGATCTTGTTGTTAGCGGAGACGTAAACGTCGAGTTTCTTATCGTCGCAGGCGGGGGCGCAGGCGGTTCGCCTTGGCAGTATGGCGCCTCTGGCGGTGGTGGCGGTGGCGGCGTCGTTGAGGATTCTATCTCTCTCACTGAGGGCACTTATTCCGTGATTGTTGGTGATGGAGGCCTGAATCCTGAGTACACCGGCACGCCTTTCAAGGGGGCGAATGGTGGCGATAGCTCGGCATTTGGTTTTGCTGCAGAGGGCGGTGGCGGTGGCGGTGTCTACGTCGATGATAACTCAGCAGGCAATAACGGCGGCTCCGGTGGCGGTGGTGGCGGGGGAATCAATGGCAGCGACATGGCGGGCGGCGCTGGCGCTTCTAGCCAAGGTTTTGCCGGCGGCGATGGCCGGGGAGGCCAGCCCCACCAGAGAGCGGGGGGTGGCGG